CAAGGCCCCATTGCGTCGACTCCGAGTGGCAACGGATAACACGCCACGCGTCTGAATTGAATCTCGCTGTCGTCCTCTGACCATAGTCCGACCTGTGTCTCGCTGTTGTATGTCGAATCAGTGTGAGTGAGAGTCATCGCTTCATATGTCGCGATCGACTGTTCGGTGACGTCCATTCGCCCTGTGATGGTATCGCCCTCGAACTCAAGATTGAAGCTGACCCAATCGCCGAAACCGTTGATCGGTCCGATGCCTGTCGCGGTATAACTCGCGACGAGTGTGTGAACTGTCGCAGCGACTTTATACAAACCCAAAACTGGATCAGTCGAATCGGGATTCTTGCAAGCGAGCAACCAATAATTTGCAGTGTCTTGAACGCGCCCAATGATACCCACCGCGACGGTTTCGCTGCGATAGTCAATATCCGTTCCCCAGAACACATCACTATCGCCGACGTCCATGACATAACACGCCGCTGCTGCTGTGCCATACGATCTCGCGTTGTTCGAATAAATTTCGAATAACCCTTTTGTGTAATCGGCCTCTGCCCAATACAAATCGACCCAAGGATTCGCGTCGCCCGTTCGGTTTACATTTGGCGTGTGTCCTTCCAGATCGCCACTGCCTGTAAATTCGTCGCCGACAATATATTCGCTGTGACTGCGATATGATTTGAACGAAGCAGCGAACGTCTGCACAGCGCTCAAATCTGGCGCGCCTGCGCCGTTCGATGGTGCGATGCTGATCGTCGTTTCGTAATGTTCGAGAACGCCGTTATACAGAAGTTTGTCCAAGAGCAACTCATACTCGTCCCACATATCATGCCACTCGCCTAACGCGCCGCCGTTGTCCCACTTCAGACCGTTCTCATATCCAGACACATAACTCACGACATCACAGCGCACATACCACTGATCGACTGCGGTGTGTTCCACTTCTGTGAACTTGTGAAAGACCTCCCATTCATAACTCGGAAGCTGACCAGTGATCCACATGAAATCGTAACCGCCATTCCCCGGCGCTGACGGATAAAATTCGACGCGAGGCCATGTGAAATCGTTGCCCTCCATAACGTGATCAAACACTGCCATCGTCAGCGCATATTCTTCACCGCTTTGCGGCGATTTGATCATCATTTGCGTCATTGTGCGCGCCTCTGAAACCGAGCAAAGTCGTCTGATGCTCTGCTATTCATAAGACCCGAAACCGTCCTGACGACGATCTGAGAGCGTCTCAGCGGTGGTCGTGGTTGCATCAGCTTGTCACCCAAATGACGTACCCGATCAAGGTCACTTCAAGACCAGACGGCGCGCCAGATTGTGCGCCTGAAATACCGACAGAAACGACATCGATGTCCATGCGAGCGTTGTCGCTCAGAATGACGGGATAGGGCAACGCTTGAGGCGAGAACCCGACGCTCGTTGTCGCGCCTGCTGGCACTTCGAGAAGATTCGAATCGAGGATCGAACTGCCGTTCTCGCGAATGTCGATCACGACATCGTCAGCGCCCGAACTGAACGTCGCTGCGCGCACTTCCAAAACGACGAACGCATACGGCTGTCGCCACCACTCTTTCGAGTCTTCTGCTTCGACGAGATCGTCCTTGCTGAACAGCTTGACGACGAACGCTTTCAACTCGGCATCTTCCATCGCTGCTTCGATCGTCGCATTGTTCTGATTTATTCGATCGAAACAGTCGCGCCCCGGCGTGCCTGTATTGTCGCCTGCGAAGGTTCCGAGGAAAATGTCTTGCAGTCCCATCATGTTTCTTTCTCCAAAAATTGCTCGAATGACATTCGCGGAAAACACCGCAGCGCAGTTTTGCGCGAGAGATTCACGACGTTCACTTCGCGCCGCTTGAGATCGATCGCAGTCTTCGCCATCAGACGAGGCCATGCTGCGATGCCGCCAGCGTTGCTCATGTTGGTTCGCTTGCCGTCGTCTGACTTCATCGGGTGATCTGCGTGATTGTGCGCTTTGCCTTCCGTCTTCTGCTGATCAAATCCGAGCAGCGCGATATTTTTCGCACCCTGATCAGCAGCGTATTGAATCGCCATGTGTCCGCTATTGCCGCCAGTGCGAGGCCAGTTCTTTCCGCGCCACTGCTCGACTGTCGCTGATCTGTATGTTCGCGAAACTCGATGACCTGTGAACCATCTCGCTTTCGGTCCGTAATAGCGCCACCAGACAGCGTCGCACGCGAACAGATAATCGCACCAAGGCGCGAAGAAGACACCACAGTTCACAGCGACGCCTGTGCCGCGATCTCGCAGTGCGTCGCAGTCACTTCGTTGCAGCGAAGGACCCGTCGCGATTATGAACCACCAATCTCTCATCGAAGCACACTCGCTTTCTTCGCTGCTTTCTTGATGTTCGAATCCCACTTCATCACAGCGAGTCGCATGAACCCGTATCTGAATTCCATGAAGCGCGCATAATTCGCTGTCCAGCCGACGTTGAAATCTTGCGATCTGTACGGGTTCCATCTGACGAGCGCAGCAGCGATCGGCATTCCCGCGATCTGACTGACATTCTTCATATCGACACGACTTGCATTCGACGACGGGCCACGCGGCATCTCGCCAACTTGACCCTGAATGCTCGCTCGCAGAAACCCTGTCACGATCGGCATGTTGCCGCCGTCGCCCTTTGGCTCTTGCGCATCGTCGATCGTCAACTGAACAGCTTCACGACCCGTCGCTCGAACACGCTTCGCGACTTTCTTGTTGAACTTGTCGATCGTCTTGCTGAAGTCGCCCATCACGCAGCCTGCTCGACTTTCACGAAATCGATTTTGTGCTTGAGCCAACAGCGACAGTTGATCGCTTCTGACGCGGGACCATCGCCCGGATATTTCAGAGAGCGTTTCGTGATCGGATTGAGAAATGTCTCGTCCATTCCGCGCTTCTGACCGTGCATCATTTTGTGACCTTCGCGCTCGTTGATGCTGAAGCTGTGCTGCCAGATTCTTGTGATTGAATCTCGTGGCGCGTAGCCTTCATCGACGACTTGTCGCATTGCTTCTTCACTCGCTTCGCTCGTCGCTCGAATCGCTTCAGTGCGTCCGATCGTGTCGCCGCGATGTTTGAGAAATCTGTCTTCGTATCGATTGACGATCTGCTGCTTCTTCGCTTTCGGAATCGGCTTGCCGCTTTCCGCGTGTCGTTCGACGAGTTTGTCGAATCTACGATCGCGCAGTTTGCGTTTCTTGTATCGCTCAAGATCGAGATTGTCGAGATCGTCGCGCAGATTGTTGACGATGCCTGCCTGATATTCAGTCAACTCGATCGCGCCGCCTGTGCGTCTTCCCGTTGCGCCGATTCTGCCGACGATGTCGAGAGCGACTGAACGCGGATTGTCGCCGAGACGCATCCCGCGTTCGAGATACTTTCGAACCGCGCCTCGTGTCTCGGCATTCATCTCTTGAGTTCGCTGCGACGAATAATTTCGCAGCCAAGATTCAGCGCGCGGATTCGTAATGTCGAACGACATCGCGATCGCCTTCGGCAACTCACGCGCAATCACGTCAGCACCGCTCGTCAGATACGCGCTGCGAAGACTTTCTGTGAAAGACGAGTACATGCCTTCGCGAATGCCTGCGGCGCGCAGAATCGCATTCTCGTCGCCCGACACGATTGCGCTCATCAGCGCTTTGATGTTCGCAAACGATCGCGCTTCAGCGATCGCTTTCAGCCACGCATCACGAATCGGCTTTTCAAGCTGCAAAAGCAGCGCGCGCATTTGTGCTCTATTTCTCGCCATTCGGTACGTCCGATTTCATCGAGTCGACGCGGAACGTCGCTCGAAACATCTTCACGCGTTCTCTGCCGTGTCCCATGTAGTAATAATGGCCCATGTGCGCGATCTGGTGACCGATCATTCGACCGTCTTCAGTGAACAGCACACCTTCGCCGTTGATGTTGCGAACTTTCAATTCGACGCGATCAGTTTTCTCGATTTCGATCGGGTCGAGGTTGTCATTTTTTGCATTCATTTTCGTACTTGTATTTTCCAGAGCATGATCGTCGGCCCCGGTTTCAGCGGGTCGATTCTCACGACTTGATATTGTTTACAGTTCATGATCACACGCTGCGCAAGATCGGGATCGATCGAGACGCCTTCAGTGCTGACGAGCAACAGCAGATCGCCCACTTCGACGAGCGTGCCATTGTTGTCGTTTTCAGTGAACATCGTTCGAACGAACTTGATGTCGATTTCACACTCGTCATTGAGTCGCGAATCATACGGCTCATCGTGCGTCTCGCCAGCAGTGATCAGAACACCATCGTCACCGAAATTCTGAATCAGTGGCTTGACTGTGCCTTCACGTAATCCTGCATAGTCGAATGCCATTTACGCCACCCACGGCCACGGCACATTTTTGCCATCAGGCAGACTCGCGATGCACTTCAGCAGATCAGAGATTGCAGTCAGCATCGGTCGCAATGATTCCATCGGATCGACATTGCTTGCGCCCTGATCTGACGGCGTCATGTACTCGACTTCGATCACGTCGACTTTCTCTTTCTTCGTCTGTTTCCCTGCTGTGATCGTCGGCGTCAGAACTCCCGCAGATTCGAGTTCAGCGAGCGACGCAAGAAACGTCGCCTGCTCAACTTCGAACGGCACTTCATCGTCTGCAACAGCGTCGCCGTTGCAGTCTGTGACGCCAGATCGCGGCCATGCTAAACCTTGCAGACCGCGACCGCATTTCATTGAACCGTCCCAATTTGGAAACGTCGAGAGCCAAGAACTTGCACGCAGAATCGCCGCATCAGTGTCAGTGTCATCAGCGACAGTCGTGTCGGGATAGAAATCAGCAGCAAACGCAATCAGATCAGCACGAGTGACGAACGCATTCGCGCCAGCGATGCAGCTTCCATCTTCTACAATCAAAGACATTTTGTTCTCCGTCAGTCGTCAGGCATCGGGTTCAATTTCTCGATGTCGTAATCGTCCTCCATCGCGACCGCTTCGTCTTTTCGAACATTGCGATCTGTGACTTTGAACCCGTTGACGAAGACCTGATACCAGCCCCCGCCACTGTGATGAATCTCGAACCCTTCACCTGTCACGCCGTCGGGCAATGGCTCGACTTTGCGATCGTCTTTCTTCGGTGGTCGCGTTCGACGCGCGGGTCTTGGTCGCTCCTGCTTCGGAACAACCGTTTTCGCGTGATTCTGTGCGTCGTATTCCTGTTCGGACATTACGCAAAGAACACCAGATTCGAGCCAGCGAGCGACAGTTCGGTTCTTGCTTATTTCAGCAAGCTGATCATCGCCAATCTTCACCGCTTCGTCGGCGTTGAGAATAAGGGCAGGGCGACCCGAAATACCGAGTCGCCGCCGACCTTTATTTACTAATACATTCATTTCATTTCTCCTCCGAAATTCGACTCGGATCAGATGCCGTCGATATAGCTGATCTCGTTCGGCAAACGAATGTCGAGACCGCCAAATCGCATCACGCCGGGAACGTCCCAACGCAGCGGACCTGTCTGCCATACAGGCAAGAAGCGATGCGGCATCGGAATGTGCAGCTTCAAGACTTCAGGCGAACGACGATACGCGATCATGCGAGCAGTCGCAGAGACGCCAGCAGCATCGAGTCCGCGTGCTGCACGGATCGTCAACTGTTGACCCGTCGTCGCGGTGTAAACGTTGTTCATTCTCAAGAATTCGAGAACGGTCATCGCGGTATCACCAAGACGCCTTGAAGCGACGAGATTGAATGACGTGTATGGAAGAATCAGCGTGTCAGCCATGACGACATTATTTGTCGCTGACTGAACGTTGGTCAGACCGTCGTTGACGTCCGTCAGGATTTCGTCTTCGTCGGTGACGCTCGCCCAACTGCCATTCGTCGCGCCAGTGGCGGTGACAGCAGAGTGATCGTACAGACCTTCGAAATTCTTCGACGTATCGCCCAACAGAGCGACGCGATCGATCATTTCTTCAGACGCGCGGCGAGCCGCGTTTGCTTTGTCTGCGGTCAGTGCGATGCCGAGCATCTGCGCCTGATTGATTTCTTCCCATCCGTAACCGTAACCGATGCCAGCAGTGAAGACCGAAGTCTCGAACTGCGAGTGCTCAGTGTCAGCCATTGGGATGTCGTCAGCGTTGCCGTTGATCCAGCCTGCGACGCCTGCTTTGTCGCTCGAAAAGTATGTGACTGTCTTCGCGAACGGGTGAGCAGATGTGTCGACGGGAATCAACTGCGAGTATTGAATGTCTGCGTACTTCATAGCGTACACAGACGGTTCGATGTGCGCGGTCTGTGAGATTACAAAACCGAGCGCGGCTTGTGCATCAAAAGTTTTCATGTATTTCTCCTTATGCTAGCCGCAGTTGAGCAAGTTCGCCGTCAGCAGCGGTGGTTTCCCAACGCGCGCCAACGATGTCGCTGCCTGTGCTTGTGGCAAGAGCACCATCAGCAAGAGCAGCAACAGCGTCACCAGCAGAAACGCCGCCAGAATTGGCGACCCAAATCACGCCTTTCGTCATGATTCGCGCGCTGTCATATTGCGCGAACACGTCAGACGTGCCGTCTTCGATTGACTGATCGCGAACAGTGACGCCGAGAAAATCGGTGCCGTCACTGACGACGCAGCCTTTGTCAGCGGTTCCCTGCATCACAGCAAGACCGAAAGCGATGCCAGCAGCATCTTCAACGTCTCGCGAGATCAGGGTGCGTGGTTCTTCATTCGCGATCGCGCCAGCGTAGCCGACGGCAATCGTGTCAGAATAAGTCGATTGGACAGTACCCATTATTCAGCACCTCCTTTCCATGCGTTTTGCATACCGTCGACCATCTTCGAATGCGCTTTGTCAGCAGCGTCGCCGTTGCCAGCGTCGCCCGATCTGATCGCTGTGCGAACAGGGTCTTCGTCTGCGTCATCAGCAAGAATGTCGAAGCGCGCCTGAACATAATCGTCCGACTTGTCTTCGATGGTCTGCTGCCCGAGTTTTGCGGCGACTGCTGTCTTGCGAATATCCGCGTCTGACAGTCCTGAATAATCTTTGTCTGCGATCGATTTCGCAGTCGCGATTAAGTCCGCGCGATCATTGACGCGTTTGTCAATGTCCGCATCCGAAAGCAGCTTGCTTTTCAGGTCGTCGATCTCTGCGTCTTTCGTCGCGAGTTCACCGTCCTTCGTTGCAAGAGCATCGGCGTGAGTCGTGCGCTCATCTTCCAATGTTTGTCGCGCATCAGCCATTTCCTGAGTGAGTTTGGAAATGGCCTGCGCTCCAGCATCGGTCGTTTCAACGCTTAACCCGTCGACCGTGATGGTCGTCAGTTTTACGTCACTCATATGAGTTTCCTCCGATTGAAAATCACCCAGCCTTAACTTCGAACCGCCTCTTGCGCGGGTGACAAGCGCAAGATGATTCATTCTTAGATTTCGTTGGACAGCATCGTATTTTTCGCCCTCTGGCGTCGTGCCGTCTTTCATTTCAAGGTCCATCGTGTAGCCCATCGACAATTCGCGTTTGCCGTTGACCCAATCTTCTATCGCTGACTTGTCCATCAGCATCATAGGCACGCGAACGAACTCGCCGTCGCGCAAAACTTCATCGCCCGTCTGTCCGCGAGCGTGATCTTTCCAGTTGTCGCCGTTGACCATCTCAGACGGGTGATCAACAGTGACGGGTCGATGCGCATATGACGACATCGCGTCTTTTGCGAACACTTCTTCAGGCGGTCGATACACGCGAATCGTGTTCTCGCCGTCGAGTCCAAGTTCAGCCGCGCCATATAGCTGAATGCCAGTGCGAGCGACGCGCGCTTCTGCGACGAGATACCCGTCCTCAGTCAGTCGTGCTTTCGATGCGTCGACTGTGTCAAAAATCAGCTTGCTCATGTTTCATCCTCCTCGAATTCATCATCGTCGTCGTCTTCTTCTTCCGTCATTTCGTTGAACTCGAACGACGGCAAGATCGAATGCTCGACGAGCATGTTCGCAGCAGCTTCAGCAAGATCGTCATCCATGAACAGACCAGAGTCAGCGA